TGTCGGCGGTCGGAAGGCTCATAAGAAGGGCGGTAAGACCAAGGGTAAGACACACATCAATATCAATGTGATGCCGCAATCAGCGGCTCCGATGCCCATGCCAATGGGTGGTCCTATGATGCCTCCTCCGCGTCCTCCGATGGCGCCTCCTATGGCTCCTCCGGCTGGTGGACCTCCGATGGGCGCCCCTCCGATGGGTGGTGGCGGACCTCAAATTCCTCCGGCCTTTCTTGGCGGTGGTGCAGGCGGTCCTCCTCGTCCAATGATGCGTAAGTCTGGTGGTCGCACGACACATGTTATTAAGCATGCCGCTGGTGGCGGATTGGGTCGCCTAGAAAAAATTAAGGCTTACGGCGAACCTCAAAAAGGCTTAAAGTAATACTATCCCTTAGGGGTAGTTCCTCCCGACTTAGGGCCGAGGCTAAACACCTCGGCCTTTTTTTATGCGGTGAATATGCACTCATTGCAAATTTTGCCCATCTATTTTGTGTCATATGCAAAGAATGGCACAGACATACGCCGACAGATACATGCAAATTCTTGCGAACCTCATTGAACAAGCAATTGAGGAAGAGAAAGAATTTATTGTCCAATACCCCATTACTGAGACAGCCCCACACAATCATCGCGTCGGTATTGTTACCGGATTGAGGAAATGTCTCAGTCTTATGGAAGAGGCAGAGTCTGTGCTGTTGGGCAAAGAAGGGAGATAAAATTGCCTTACATGAGAATGAAACACGCCATTGATCCGGCAAAGCAGATCATGGCCGAATTGGGTGATTTGTCAGACATTGGCATTTTCCGAAATCGTGTTTTGGTGGCGATTTACATTCGCCCGACACAAACTGCTAGCGGCATTCATCTGTCGGACAAAACAACCGACGAAGATAAGCATCAAGGCAAAGTCGGCCTTGTAATTAAGATGGGTCCGCAGGCTTTTATTGATCCTGAGAATAAGTGGTTTGACGGACAAGCCTTAAAGGTCGGCGATTGGTGCTATTTCCGACCCGCTGAAAGTTGGGCAATCAACATTCACGGCGTTGAATGCCGAATGATTGAAGACATTGACATACGCGGCCAACTTAAATTCCCAGATGCCGTGTGGTGAGGATAAATCATGGAAAATAAAGACGAAAAACAGCCTGAACTTGATCTTGAAGACAAGATTGAGGTGGCCGAAGAAGATGCGCCGCCAGTAATTGAGAAAAAAGCGGAAGCAAAGCCGAATCAGGATGAAATTACGCCTGATCAGGGCATTGAGGCGCTTAAAAAACGCCTTGAAGATGAGAAAAGAGCGCGTGAAGAAGCTGAAAGACGGGCATATGAGGCCCAACAACAGGCTCAACGGGCGCAAAGAGACGTTCAAGATGGTGATTATCAACTTATTTTGAGCGCGATTGACGCCACGAAGCGCAATGCGGACATATTGAAGAACGGATATGCCGAAGCATTGGCTACTGGTGATTATCGTAGGGCGGCAGACTTCCAAGAAGCCATTGCTCTTAACTCAAACAAGCTGTCTACGCTTGAAAATGGCAAATCTGCCCTTGAAACAAGGTTGAAACAACCCGTTCAACCTGTGCAACAGAACGATCCCGTCGAGGCTTTTGCATCTCAATTGACGCCAAGGTCGGCGGCTTGGGTCAGGTCCAATCCTGATGTGGTCAAAAACCGATATGAAGACATGGTCAAGGCGCACAGCCATGCAATCGGCGAAGGATTTGTTCCTGATTCGGATGCTTATTTTGAGCATGTTGAGCGTCGTCTTGGTATTCGTAAGGCGGCAGAGCCTGAAATGGCCGAAGAGGATGTCGTATCGGTAGCGGCGGCGCCTGTTCAAAAGCGCACAAGCAGTCCGCCAGTGGCTCCAACAAGCCGCGTAGCATCAAATTCGTCAGGTCGTCCTAATGTTGTCCGCCTAACAGCGGAGCAAAAGGAAATGGCATCCATGATGGGTATGTCGCCTGAAGATTACGCAAAAAACATGGTCGCGTTGAAGCGCGAAGGCAAGTTAAACTAAGGATTTGAACATGTCAGAAGATAGAGAATATCAAATTAGCAAGGCTTCGGCTCGTAAAGAAGCGGCTCCTTTGGCGACAAAGTCAGAAGACCCTCGTGATCGCGCCGCTCGTCGTGCAGCCGAGATTAAAGCCAATCGTGGTGACGTTGATCTAGACAGCATTGACGAGTTTTACATTGATCCGGCCATCATTCCAGATGGTTGGTCATATGAATGGAAGCGTCACACGTTGCTCGGTCGAGAAGACCCTTCTTATCAGGTTTCATTGGCTCGCGCGGGTTGGGAAGCAGTACCTGCAAGCCGTCATCCAGAGATGATGCCTGTCGGAACAAAAATGGCTCTCATTGAAAGAAAGGGCATGATTCTCATGGAGCGTCCGTTGTCGTTGACAAATGAGGCTCGTGATGTAGAATTGCGCCGAGCGAGGATGCAAGTACGCGCAAAAGAAGCGCAACTTGGTTCCACGCCTGATGGGACGATGACCCGTGATCATGCTCGGGTTAAGCCCAATGTGAAGAAGTCATTTGAACCAATGCCAATCCCAGAGGATTGAGGTTCGGCTTCTAAACTCGCCCTCGGGGAGGCGGGTTCACAATTGTCTGGGTTGACAGTGCTTGGCGCATAGCAACCTTCTCGCAAAATGGAGAACAACCGTCATGGCGAATACTTTCGCGCCTTTCGGATTCCAGCAGGCGAGTGGGAACGGCTCGGCTCCTACCTATGAGCAAACGACCCGTCTCATCGCCAGCAATTACACGACGCCGATTTATTTCGGCGATCCTGTATATCCGCTTTCCACTGGCTATATCGCTGGTTCGTCGGTAACGCCCGGCACACAGGCATATGGCATTGCAGGCATCTTTGTTGGCTGCACATACCTTTCAACCTCGCAGAAGCGTACTGTCTGGTCAAACTATTGGCCGGGTTCGGATGCTGCTGCCGATGTGACTGCTTACATCGTCAATGATCCGAATGCGATCTTCCGCGTTCAGGTCTCCGGTACGCAGATCACGGTTGCCGATGTCGGCGCAAACGTACAGTTTGCATATGGCACGGGCAACTCGGCTTCGGGCATTTCGGGCGCATACGTCACTGTCGCTTCGGCTGATGTGACAGCAACGCTTCCATTCCGCGTAACAGGTCTCGTTACTGCACCTCCGGGCGCAAACGGCACCGACGCAGCATCTGCCAACAACATTGTTCTCGTGGCGTTCAACAACGTCTCCACGAAGCAATTAACTGGCGTCTAAGAGGAGTAAGGACCAATGGCTGTTAATCTTAGTGCCATCAAAGACCTTCTCCTCCCCGGACTTCGCGGAGTTGAAGGCAAGTACGAGATGATCCCATCTCAGTACGACAAAATCTTCACCAAGCATGAGTCGCGCATGGCTCTGGAACGCACCGCTGAAATGCGTTTCCTCGGTCTTGCACAACTCAAGACAGAAGGTGGCCAGACACAGTTTGATAACGGTGCTGGCGAGCGTTACGTCTATAACCAAGAACACACCGAAATCGGTCTTGGTTATGCAATCACCCGTAAGGCGATTGACGATAACCTCTACAAGACACAGTTTATGCCGTCTAACCTCGGTCTCATTGAATCATTTCAACAGACCAAAGAAATTTACGGCGCAAACATTCTTAACACGGCAACAACCTACAACGCAGCAGTTGGTGGTGACGGCGTAGCACTTTGCGCCACGAACCATCCGATTGATGGCGGCACGGTTGCTAACACGTTCTCAACTCAACTCGATCTCAACGAAGCCTCGTTGCTTACTGCAATGATTGCAGTTCGTACGAACTTCAAAGATCAAGCTGGCTTGAAAGTGTTTGCTCGCGCTCGCAAGTTGGTTGTTCCGCCGCAGTTGGAACCTGTTGCAATTCGTCTCACGAAGACTGAATTGCGTCCAGGCACAGCAGATAATGATGTCAACGCGATCATCAGCACTGCTGGCGGCTTGCCGGAAGGTTATATCGTCAATGACTTCTTGACCTCGCAGT